CTACAGGTTACGATCCAGAGTAATAAACACCTGCCCTAAAGCAGTCACTTCATCAACACCGCATTCGAAATGACTTTCCTGACGGCTCACCTTCAGGCGGTTACCTGGAATGCGGGCCACATCGTAAACATCCAGGTCACCATCGATATCCAGCAGCCAGCGGCCATTGCCGGGATGCGTACTGCCCAGATCGATAATCCACGAATGGTTGCCCTTCACTATATACGCAGGCTGTGCCAGCGAATCGTCCAGCAGTGACGGGTCAACAGCCCAGAGGCCTTCTTCCTCAAGCGTGCCGCCACGCAATCTTAATTTTTTAAGCTGGTGGATTTCACCTGATACCCCGGCAGCTGAAGCATTGGCATCTTGCATCGTACCTTTGCCCGTTGCCAGCCAGCGCAACGAGACACCGGTATCCAGCGCACAGGCGACGACAACATCACCGGGGAAATAATCCCTTCTTACCCAAGTACTTATCGTGCCAGATGACAATCCATACAGATCCCCCAGTTCCTTCTGCATGCTAAAGCCGTAAGCCTGAAGCATACGCGTCAGAACAGCTTTTCCACCTTCAAGTTCATCTAATTGCATCTGGCGAAAACTCCTGAATCTGTAAATATCATCTTGACAACTCGCAAATGCAAGCTTAGATTGATTATGTAATGTACCGACAGACGACCATGATACCAAATTTACGGCGTCGTGGAGAAATAAGGAGATGCGATGTTTTTAGGAACGGAGCAGCAGCGCCAGGCTGGCCTGCGCCATATCGCTCATCTGAAAGAAACCTATTTCCCCCGGAATAAAAGTCGGGTTGAGGTTATTTTTGATCAGGCCCCTGAAAAATGGAAAACCACATTATGTTTTCATGCTGGCTTTAAACAACATCATACTTTTCTGACCTATTCACAATTAAGTGACGAAGAGCAATTGAAAATTACTCAGGCTTTATTATCCCTTCACCATTTCATGACGATATTTACAGGAGAACTTTATTCATGACCGACTGGATAGATGAATCACAGGAATACCAACTGAGAGTACTTGAAGCGCAAATATCAAAGGCAACCCGCACACAGCCTGAACCGTCGGCCTTGTTCTGTGTGGATTGCGAAGCTTCCATCCCGGAACAACGCAGGAACATCATCTCAGGTGTACAGCGATGTATTGAATGTCAGGAAATTGAAGAACTCAAAAGAAAGAATTACCGGCCAGTATAAACAGCTGAATTAACACCATTCAAATTAATCAACTCACTGGGAATAATATTATTTCCGGAAGGCTTCCCATATTTCATTTTTGGAAAAGCCAGTATGACAGATAATATCACAGACAGAACACTTGCTTTACCGCCGCCCGCGCTTAACCGGAGAGCCGGGCAAGGTTTCCCGGGCGGCTGGTGGTGGAATGCCCCCCCGCGCGGCGCTCAGCAGTCCGCTGGAAAAGCCCCTGACTCGTGATTTTTGTCAGCGCCAGCAAACAGCGCTTTCTCAGCTGGCAACGCTGCCCCGTTGCCTGCGAACACTTTTATATCAGCGATATACCTTTTTGCTGGAAACAAAAGGGGTCGCGCTGCGTTTCATTTCCTGATGACAGTTTTCACACAACGCTTGTGGCCGCGTATTAAACAGGTCAACGCGAGAAACAATCTGAATCGTCAAATCTCGCAAAAGCTACTCATGGAAGAAGAAACGTTTAACCGCCTCCCGACCTAATGATGACGGTCTGAATTGATACAAAAACCACGCCAATAAAAATTCATGCATAAATTCAATGAATTATAAATTTTGAAATACCCTGACTGTTGACGTATTACATCAATTAAAGAATACTGTATATAAACACAGTATCTGGCGAGGGGAGAAAATGGAAAACCTGACTAAACAACAGCTAACGTTGTCCAGGATACAATTGATCGCAGACATTTCGCAGACGGCGCAATGCAATCCAAAAGAATTTCTGGTCGTGATGTCACTGATCTCAGAGCTGGCCAGCCAGGCGCTGACTGACGAAAATCAGGACGCTGTGTATTGCAACGGGAGCGCTGACGACACCCACTGATTGCCAGACTCCGCAGCGGTAGTCATCAACATTGCTGGCGCTTGCCCGACCGGTTTCCCTCCGGAGTAAGCGCCCCGCCCTCTCCCTGTCTTCACTGCCTGCTTATCTGTTGTGCCAGCCGTTTCACACCCCTCTCAGATTGTCTCCCGGCGTGCTATTACGCAGACTGAACTCACCCCCTGACGATTTCATTCACTTGCGGAGAAAAACCCATGAAAATTTATGCACAACAGGGCGATACCCTCGATTCCCTATGCTGGCGCTATTACAACCGCACGGCGTCCGTCGTCGAAAAAGTGTATGCCGCCAATACTGGCATCGCGGATTTAGGCCCGTTATTACCCCATGGCACAGCCGTCGATATGCCAGACATAGCAGAACAACCCGTACAGGAGGTTCTCAAATTATGGGACTGAATACAGAACGCATCAGTTCAGGCTGTGCCTATTTTATAGCCACCTCGCTGACCTGGCTTGCCAGTCTGACCTCGCAAGATGTTGCCTTTCTGATCGGCTCAGCAGTGGGTGTCGGCACGTTTTTGATCAACTGGTACTACCGGCGCAAAAGCTACCAGTTGCTGGCACGTAAAAGCCTGAGCAAAGACGACTATGAAAACCTCAACTCTTAAACGCTGCAGCGTTGCCGTCGTGTTAGGGCTGATGGCGGCATTGCCGGGCTACCTGTCATTGCAGGTGTCGGAAGAAGGATTGCGGCTGATCACCGACTTTGAAGGCTGTCAGCTGCAACCCTATCAGTGCAGCGCCGGGGCATGGACCAGCGGTATTGGCCATACGGCAGGCGTTAAACCGGCACGGGAAATAACTGAACATCAGGCCGCTGAAAACCTGCTGGCCGATATTCAGCAAACCGAGCGTGCCATCAAAAAATGCATGCCGGTCACGATGCCTCAACCGGTTTTTGATGCTGTGGTGTCCTTCAGTTTTAACGTCGGTACCGGTGCCGCGTGTAGATCAACACTGGCGTTTTTCATCAACAAATGGCAATGGCGACAAGCCTGTGATCAGCTGCCACGGTGGGTTTTCGTCAATGGCGAACGCAACCGGGGTCTGGAACGCAGGCGAAACGCCGAACGTGCCCTCTGCCTGAAAGGGATATGAATGCGCATATTTCTGGCCGTTCTGGCCGCAATGACTTTGCTGGTTGCCATGTTGATACTTTCCAACCGCTCATTACAGCACGACCTCGATAAGAGCCGTCAGCAACGTGACGCCCTGAGCACACAGTTACATCAACGGGAGCAGTTGATCATCCTGTTAAACCAACAAATGCGTCAGCGTGAACAGGCGGAACTGTCATTACGCAAAAACCTGAGCGCCGCTCAACAGGTGATGCAAGCCCGTGAACAACAAAGGCTGAGGAGCCTCTATGAAAATTCGCAAACCCGTCAGTGGGCTGACAACGGGTTGCCTGCTGATATTAGCCGGCTGCACCAGCGCCCCGCCTTCAGCTCCGCCAGCGATTATTTACGTTGGCTGTCCGGCAGTGAGTTCCTGCCCGATACCGGCCAGTCATCCCGCCACTAACCAGGACCTGAGTGCCGACATTCTTCAGCTGGAGTCCGCGCTGATGGATTGCGGCTTACAAATTGAAGCCATCAAACAGTGTCAGGAGGCACAACATGCAAAAACCGATTCAGTTGCAACAACGGCTCATTGAACGAATTCCCCTGCTTGCGGCCGCACCTGAAAAACTGGTGATCGCCACCGGGCCGGGCAACGTGGTGGCCACATCCGCACCGTCGCTTTCTTTTGAGTACCGCTATCCGCTGACGATGACGATCACTGACGATACGCTGAGCGAAACGCTGGTTGATCTGGCCGTCGTTACCGTTCTCGACTGGCTACAGGTCAGTCAGCCTGAAGTTTTGGGCAACGCCCTGCACCGGCTGAATGATTTTACCTTCACTCATCAGGAACGAAGCCTCGTTCTGACGCTGCAACTGACGGAACGCGTCCAGGTAAGTGACAAGGATGAGGTGCGCACGATCACTCATCTGCCGGAGCCCCCGCTGCCGGAAAACGTGGCGCTGCCGCGTCAGGTTTATCTCAACGGCGAACTGATCAGCAGCTGGACCGTGTAACTCAACGCCTCGTTGTGCCATCCACTGTCGGACGGCCACAGGTTGTCGCCCAACCCTCTGAAACGGCATCCTTTATCTCATGAACACAACTCTTCAACTCAACGACATGATGCGGCTGATTGGCAATATGGTGCGCATCGGCAAGGTCTCAGAACTGGATCTTGCCAACGCCCGCTGCCGCGTTGCCACAGGCAGCAATGTGACGGCCTGGTTGCCGTGGATGACGCACCGTGCCGGACGCACGTGTAGCTGGTGGGCACCCTCCGTCGGTGAACAGGTCTTACTGCTCTCGATGGGTGGCGAACTCAATACGGCATTCGTTTTGCCGGCGGTTTTCTCCGATGCCTCGCCCGCACCTTCATCCTCGGCGGACGCCCTTCATCTGGCCTTTCCGGACGGTGCCATTTTTGAGTACGAACCGGAAACCAGTGCACTGAAGGTCACCGGCATCAAAACCGCCGTGATCAATGCGACGCAGAAAGTGGACGTTACCGCACCCGAAATCCGCTGTACCGCCAGCACCCGCATCACGCTGGATACGCCGGAAGTGGTGTGCACCCGCAAACTGACGACAGGTTCACTCGAAGTGAAACAAGGCGGCACGCTGACCGGCAACTTAACCCACAGCGGCGGCAACCTGACATCCAACGGCATTGTTGTGCATACCCACCGGCACAGCGGTGTACAGACAGGCAGCGGTCAGACAGGAGGCCCGCAATGAGCAATCCAAAATATCTGGGAATGAACAGAAACAGCGGTATCGCCATTGAGGATCTCGACCATATCCGCCAGTCCGTCAGCGACATATTGAATACGCCGGTGGGCTCGAGAGTGATGCGCCGCACTTACGGTTCGCTGCTTTCAGAGTTGATCGACCAGCCGCAAAACGGCGCCCTGCGACTGCAGATGATGGCAATTTGCTACACCGCATTGTTGCAGTGGGAACCCCGCATTTCACTCAATGCCATCACTTTCGACACCGGTTACGACGGCAAGATGGTGGTGGAACTGACCGGAAGCCGTACCGACACGGCAACGGATTTTTCCCTGAATATTCCTGTGAGCTGATACTTATGGCAACGATCGATTTGAGCCAGTTACCGCCCCCTGATGTGGTCGAAGAACTGGATTATGAAAGCCTGCTTAAAGCACGTAAAACAACGCTGATTTCGCTCTATCCCGCCGATCAGCAGGAGGCCATCAGCCGCACGCTGACGCTGGAATCCGAGCCACTGGTCAAACTGTTGCAGGAAAACGCGTACCGAGAACTGATCCTGCGCCAGCGTGTTAACGAAGCCGCCCGCGCGGTGATGGTTGCCTATGCGACGGGCAGTGATTTGGATCAGCTGGCGGCGAATTTCAACGTTCAGCGCCTGGTTCTACAGCCTGCGGATATCAATACAATCCCACCAACAGCCGCCGTTTTAGAAGCCGATAGCGATTTACGTATGCGTATTCCTCAGGCATTCGAAGGGCTGAGCGTGGCAGGGCCGACAGGCGCTTACGAATATCATGCGCGCTCGGCAGACGGACGCATCGCGGATGCATCGGCCATCAGCCTGTCTCCCGCAGAAGTGACAGTCACCATTTTGTCACGTGACAACGATGGCGTTGCCTCCGCTGATTTGCTCGTTGCCGTGGAGAAGGCACTGAACGATGAAGATGTCCGGCCTGTCGCCGACCGCGTCACTGTGCAGGCGGCAGATATTGTGCCTTATCAGATTGATGCCGTGCTGTATGTCTTACCCACACCTGAAATTGAGCCTGTCCGGGCGGCATCAGAAGCGCAGTTAAAAACGTATATCAATACGCAAAGTCGGCTAGGCCGCGATATCCGGCTTTCTGCCATCTATGCCGCTTTGCATGTTGAAGGCATTCAGCGGGTCGAGTTGTCATCGCCGCTGGCGGATATCGTGCTTGATAAAACTCAGGCGTCACTCTGTACCGGTTACTCACTGACAGTGGGAGGCTCGGATGAGTGACCGTCTTTTACCTTCCGGTTCCACACAACTTGAAGTCGCGGCCGCACAGGCGTTATCGCAAATCGGTAATCTCAGCGTTCCTCTTCGTGAACTCTGGGATCCTGATTTCTGTCCGCTGGAATTACTACCCTATCTTGCCTGGGCATTTTCGGTAGACCGCTGGGATGAAAACTGGACGGAACCAGCGAAACGCTCCGCAGTTCGCGCGGCCTGGTTCGTTCATAAACATAAGGGCACTATCGGGGCTTTGCGGCGGGTCGTTGAACCGCTCGGATATTTAATCCGCGTCACCGAATGGTGGCAGACCCACGATGCGCCCGGCACATTCCGGCTTGATGTGGGTGTTCTTGAAACAGGCATTACGGAAGAAATGTATCAGGAACTCGAACGACTGATCACCGATGCCAAACCCTGTAGCCGCCATCTGATTGGCCTCTCCATCAATCTGGACGTGACAGGAGATTTTTATATTGCGGCAGCCACTTACGACGGCGAAGAACTCACAGTTTATCCCTATTTCCCCGAAACCATTACCGCATCCGGATCCGCGTTTACCGGTTCAGCCATTCATTTAATCGACAACCTGAGAGTGAACTATGACAGCTAAATATTATGCGTTGCTGACCAATCTGGGGGCAGCAAAACTGGCCAATGCTACGGCGCTGGGTACCCAACTGAGCCTGACCCAAATGGCGGTCGGTGATGGCGGCGGTATTTTGCCAACGCCCGATCCGGCGCAAACAAAATTGATTGGCGAAAAGCGTCGTGCCTCACTCAACGCACTTAGCGTTGATCCGGCGAATACTAATCAGATTATCGCCGAACAGATCATTCCTGAAGATCAGGGCGGATTCTGGATCCGAGAAATTGGCTTATTTGATCAGGACAATACGCTGATTGCTATCGCCAACTGCCCTGAAACCTATAAACCCCAATTACAGGAAGGCAGCGGCCGGACGCAGACGGTTCGTATGATTTTAGTGGTAAACAGCACGGACGCGGTAACGCTGAAAATTGACCCGTCAGTGGTACTGGCAACACGCAAATATGTCGATGATAAAGTCATTGAGGTTAAGGCGTATGCGGATGATCTGATGGCGAAGCATGTGGCGGCTGTGAATCCACATCCACAATACGATCTGCCTGTTGGCATTCCCCTTCCCTGGCCGACAGCAACGCCACCAGCAGGATGGTTGAAATGTAATGGCGCGGCATTTGATAAGGCAAAATATCCTAAACTGGCATTAGCCTATCCATCTGGCTTATTACCTGACTTACGCGGGGAGTTTATTCGTGGCTGGGATGATGGAAGGGGAGTTGATACAGGGCGATTGATCTGTAGCTCCCAAGATCATTCTATTATTGCTCATACACATAACGCGCCGACATCAGATAGTTCCGAATTGAATTCAGGGACATATGAGGTCCCTGGGCACTTATCAAATAACAGTTATAAGGGTTATGATTATGCCCCACCAGTCCCAACATCATCTACTGGTGGCAATGAAACCCGTCCTCGCAATATCGCTTTTAATTATATTGTCCGGGCCGTCTGACCCTTAGCAATACGCCTAAAATTCCTAATTTCTCAAAGGGATAATTATCATTATCTCTTTTTTGTTCCTCCCTCTGTTGTGCCATTCCCCTCACGCCCCTAATGAAATGCGCTTTCTGTTGAGAACCGGCATCCTTGCTTCACCCCCACAACAGAGAGAGTCACCCTGATGGCTGATTATCATCACGGCGTACGTGTCGTCGAAATCAACGACGGCACCCGCATTATTTCCACCGTTTCCACAGCAATTATCGGCATGGTTTGTACCGCAGAAGATGCGGATGCGACCATTTTCCCTTTGAATACTCCGGTTCTGATCACTGATGTTCTGGCAGCCAGCGGTAAAGCAGGCACCAGCGGGACGTTGCGCGCAGCGCTTCTGGCGATTGCTGACCAGTGTAAACCGGTCACCGTCGTGGTGCGTGTTGCCACGGGCGAAGATGAGGCTGAGACTACCAGCAATATTATCGGCGGTTCTGATGCCAATGGCCGTTACACCGGCATGAAAGCACTGCTTTCTGCTCAGGCTGAGCTTGGCGTTAAACCACGCATTCTCGGTGTTCCAGGTCTCGATAATCAGGCCGTGGCAACCGCACTGGCGGGTGTTTGCCAGCAGCTGCGTGCCTTTGGTTATGTCGGCGTATATGGCGCAAAAACGATTTCAGATGCGATTAAATACCGTGAAAACTTCAGTCAGCGCGAACTGATGCTGATCTGGCCGGACTTTATTAACTGGAATACCGCCACCAGCCAGTCCGATATCGCTTATGCCACCGCTCGTGCTCTGGGCTTACGCGCCAAAATCGACCAGGAAACAGGCTGGCATAAAACCCTGTCAAACGTCGGCGTCAATGGTGTTACCGGTCTGTCCGCCAGTGTCTTCTGGGATTTGCAGGCCACCGGCACCGATGCCGATTTACTGAACGAAGCCTGTGTGACGACGCTGGTGCGCAAAGACGGTTTCCGCTTCTGGGGCAACCGTACCTGTAGCGATGACACGATGTTCCTGTTTGAAAACTACACCCGCACCGCGCAAATTCTGGCTGATACCATGGCGGAAGCACACATGTGGGCGGTCGATAAGCCGATGACCCCGACGCTGGTTCGCGACATGATCGACGGCATCAAAGCCAAAATGCGTGAAATGAAATCAGCGGGTTACATCATTGACGGTGACTGCTGGTACGACGAAACCGCGAATACAGCGGAAACGCTGAAAGCTGGCAAACTCTACATCGATTACGACTACACCCCGGTTCCTCCACTGGAAGATCTGACCCTGCGCCAGCGAATCACCGACTCTTATCTGGTGAACTTTGCCGCGTCCATTAACAGCTAAGGAGACAAAGACTCATGGCACTTCCAAAGAAATTGAAATACCTGAACCTGTTTAATGACGGGAACAGCTACCTCGGTCTGGTCTCTTCGCTGACACTGCCGAAACTCACCCGCAAACTGCAAAACTATCGCGGCGGCGGCATGAGCGGTTCGGTTGCGGTGGACTTCGGGCTGGATGACGACGCGCTGACACTGGAATGGTCCATCGGCGGTCTGGATGAGCTGGTTCTGCAGCAATGGGGCAGCACATCAGACATTCCGCTGCGTTTTGCCGGTTCATTGCAACGTGACGACACCGGCGATGTGTCGGCAGTTGAAGTGATGATGCGCGGCCGCCACAAAGAGTTTGATTTCGGCGAGTACAAACAAGGTGAAGACACTGAGACCAAAGTCACCACCCAGTGTACGTACTTCAAACTCACTATCGACGGTAAAGAACTGATCGAGATCGACACCGTCAATATGGTGGAAATCGTCAACGGCGTTGACCGTCTGGCGGAACATCGCACCGCACTCGGCTTGTAATCTCTTCCCCAAGCTGGCAGCTATTGCCAGCTTCATCTCCGATTAAGCAGGAAACGTATGAATCTTACTGACATCAACGACAACACCGTGATTTTAGATGTTCCGCTAAAACGCGGTGAAATGGAAATCACTGAAATTCAGGTGACTAAACCGACAGCGGGCAGCCTGCGGGGCATCGGCCTCGCGGCGCTGGCAAACGCCGATGTGGATGCTCTGATCACTATTTTGCCGCGCATCACTTATCCGAACCTGACCAAAGAAGAGTGCTCACGCCTGGAGCTTCCCGATCTGATCGCGCTGGCAGGCAAGGTGATTGGTTTTTTATCGCCGAAACCGGTGGTGTAAGCATTGCGCCCCGTCTCACCGTGGATGACCTGATGGCTGATATCGCGGTGATCTTTCACTGGCCGCCGTCCGAGATGGACGGCATGTCACTCACCGATCTGTTGAACTGGCGACATAAGGCACTGCAACGCAGCGGAGTAAAAACAGATGAGTAATCTTGAACAGTTACCCGACACGCTTGAAAAAATAAATCAGGATCTGGCCGTCTTCAAGGCAGAAACAGACAGGGTCAGGAAAAACCTGCTCGCGCTGCCCGGGAAGACGTTATTCAGCGTTGTTTCAGAAGATATGGTTGATGCTTCCCTTCAGTTTGAAACGTCACTGTTCGCCCCGGACAGTAAGACCGAAGCGCAGGCATTTTCTGGCCTGAAAAAAAAGGTGGCCAGCCAGTCCTTAGAAAAGCTGCGGCAGCAACGCCCGATGCAAATGGAACAAAAAGGGCTGGAGATCGGGCAACAGTTTAAAAATCGCGAACTGAAAATTGGTCAGTTAAAAAATTTCAGTTCATCAGCCCTTTCCTTTGCACAACCGAAACTGGCACTGACGCAAAATTTTCTCAAACCGGGTGCAGATCTGGAGGCTGGACTGGCTGAAGTGCAGTCGGTCCTCGGACTGAAAAATGACGATCCACAACTGGCGGCATTACGCCAGCAAAGCCTGTCGATGGCCTCTTCAGGTCATTCGCCCGCTGAAGTTGTCGCCAGACAACAGGCATTAGCACAAACAGGAATGAATGCCGATCAGATACTGACCAAAACACCGGCTCAACTGAACGGGGAAACATCTGCAGCGCAAATGGCCATTACCGTCAAAGGCGATAATCTGGATGGCGATATCACCAAGTTATTTGCCACCTGGGACACTATCCGTATCAATCTTTTTGACGGGCAAAATGCCGCCCTGCGCGAACTGACGCAAACCGCCACCCGTTGGCTGGGCACGATCAATACCTGGATCACCGACAACCCGCTGCTGGTGAATACGCTGCTCGGTCTGGCGTTAGGCATCACCGGCATCATCGGTGGGCTGGGCTCGCTCGGCATGGTCGTTGCGCCGGTACTGGGTGGTATCAATATGCTGATGGCGGGCGCCGGTTTGCTGGGGACGCTGTTCACCGGTGCCGGTGGCATGATTGCCGCGGCGTTCACGGCCATCGGTCTGCCACTTCTGCCGGTCATCGCATTAATTGCCGGGATTGGAATTGCGGTGGTGAAACTCTGGGAGCCGATCAGTGCCTTTGTCGGAGGAATGATTGACGGATTTACTGCGGCAATGGGGCCAATAAGTGGCGCGTTTGCACCGTTCAGAACCGCGCTGGGATGGATTACGGATTTGTTTGAGCCCATTCACTTCACACAGAACACCCTGAGCGGCTTCACTGATATCGGCAAAGCGGTCGGAGAAGCGATCGGGGAGATTTTCGTCACGCTCAATAAAGCCGTCTCCCAAATTGGCGAAGTCTTCAACTGGGCAAAAAAAGGATGGGACTCCCTTTTTGGCGACAGTGATCCCGCTGAACGCCCGGATATCTCAGCACCCCCATCAGACAGCATATCCCCAACCGGCGGCGCGCTGAACCTGTATCAGCCAGCTAAAAGCAGCGTGGCCAACAACCTGACGGATAACCGGGCGACGACCGTGAACTTAAGTTTCACCGCGACACCGGAGACGGATCATAACCAGATCAGAACCTGGATCGAGGATTCGTTAAACCAGCGGGAATGGAACAATACCAATAATCTTCTCAGCCAGTACAACAACGGAGGGATTTACCCATGATGATGTCGCTGGGTTTATTCGTGTTTAAATTAAACACGCTGCCGTATCAGAATACTTCCCGTCAGGTAAATTATGGTTGGGGCACCAATACCCGGTTTGGACAGCGCCCGGTCTCGCAATTTCTTGGACTGGGTGAAGAGACCATGACCCTCAAAGGGCAACTGTTGCCCGAAGTCACCGGTGGAGTACGGTATCTGCAAGCCCTGCAGGTTATGGCGGACTCCGGGCGCGCATGGCCGCTCATTGAAGGCAGTGGGACGATTTACGGCATGTTCGTGATCAAAAGCATAGCCAATGACAATGCCGAGTTTAACTCCAACGGCCAGGCGCGAAGCATCACTTTCACGCTCAATCTGACGCGCGTCGATGAATCTCAGGCCGCCATGTTCGGCGATCTGCTAACTCAGGCCGAGGGCTTATATAACAAGGCCAGTTCGGCACTCAGCAATTTCGCCAGCGGAGCCTGATCATGCTTACTGATTTGCAGTTACCTGTCGGCGCACGCATCGCGCCTGTTTTTAGCTTAAAGATCAAAAATAAGGTGCTTGAGCAAAATATCTCTGACCGCATTATCAGCCTGACAGTGACTGACAAAAGTGGCTTTGAGGCGGACACCCTGACCCTGACTTTCGACGACAGTGATGGTCAGCTTCAAATGCCAGCCCACGGGACGATTTTACATCTGCACCTCGGATGGTCGAAGCAGGCGTTATATGACTGTGGTTATTTCACGGTAGATACTGTGAATCATCAGGGTTCACCGGACAGGATCGATGTTACTGCCCGGAGTGCCGATTTTCGGGGTTCTTTCGAGACAAAACTCAGCCAGTCCTACGATGATTACACGCTTGGCGCGATTATCCGCATGATTTCCAGCCGCAACCAATTATTCCTGCCGGTCATCCCGCCGGAACTCGACAGCATTAAGATCCCACATATTGACCAGACGGAAGAGAATGACGGCTATTTCCTGACCCGGCTGGCGCAGCTTTACGGTGCTCAGGTAACCGTGAAAAATGGCGCTATTTTATTTTTCAAACCAGGCACAGGCCGTACCGCTTCCGGGCAACCGCTTCCCTGGAAGACCCTCACTCGAAGTGACGGTGATAACCATATTTTCAAAATTGCCGACAAGAAGGCCTATGAGGGAGTGAATGCCCGATGGCATGACATTAAAACGGCAACAACAAGCAATGTCGCGCTAAAAAATACGTCTGAAAAAAGTTATACCGCAGGCACAAAAGGTAACGTTCTCCAGCTCGCCAAAATATTTCCTGACGAGGAAACCGCAAAACGCGCAGCTGACTCTGTGTTTAATCAGGTTCAGGCAGATTCGGCCTCCTTTAGCATCCGTCTGGCGCAGGGGCGCGCAGACCTGAGCGCACAAACGCCGGTCAACGTGCAGGGGTTTAAAGAGGTGATAGACAACCAGCGCTGGATCATCGATTCAGCCGTTCATAATCTTAATGAAAAAGGTTTCACGACGACATTGAATCTGAAGCTTTATGTTGCAGATATGACCTATCAATCTTCAATTTCATAA